ACGCAATAAGCGTGACTTGATGAAAGTTATTCACTATGCTATGCTTCTTCTCCATTTTGATAAGCATTATTCCCGCAAAGATAATGGTCTGACCGAATTCCGTTGATTATGAAACTCCAAAACAAAACTATGAAACTCTCTGATAACACTCTCGCTCTTCTCAAGAACTTTGCTGGCATTAACAATTCTATTCTTGTGAAGCAGGGTAATCGTCTTCGCACAATTTCTGTTGCAAAGAATATTCTTGCTGAAGCAGAAATTACCGAAGAGTTTCCCCGTGATTTTGCCATTTATGATCTCAACCAGTTTCTGAATGGTCTGAGTCTTCACCAAGACCCCGATCTTGATTTTACTGAGGAATCGCACCTGAGTATCAAAGAAGGCAAGCGTCGTGTGAAGTATTTCTTTGCCGACCCTAATGTAATCATCTCCCCTCCTGATAAGGATATTCAACTACCCTCAACTGATGTGTGCTTCCAACTGGATAGCACTTCTCTGGAGAAACTGGTCAAGGCAGCAGCGGTCTATCAACTTCCTGACCTGTCTGCGGTTGGTGAGAATGGAGTCATCAAACTAGTGGTTCGTGATAAGAAGAACGACACTTCCAACGAATATGCCATTGTGGTTGGTGAGACTGATAAGGAGTTCACCTTCAACTTCAAGGTAGAAAACATCAAGATTATTCCTGGTGCCTATGACGTTGTAGTGTCTTCTAAACTTCTGTCGCAGTTCACGAATCCAAAATACAATCTCTGCTATTATATCGCTCTGGAACCTGATTCGACTTTTGGGTGATGGAATTTCTTCTTTATCTTACTCCTCAAGCAAAAGACATTCTCAATCAAATTTATCAAGCAAAATATTCTGTTCGTGAAAATGTTGGGTATTGTATGAGTAATAAAAATATTTTTGGATATGCAGACTTCGGTAAAAAATTTGTAATCTGCACCAAAAATATTAAAAACAGCGGATTTGATCCAAAATTCTATGTCAATGAAACTGTTTATCATGAGGGCACTCACGTAGCACATCTTTGCAATGGATACAAACCATTTGGCATATCTAAAAAAGATATGAGTCTTCCATCTTTTAAATATCAAGATATTAAAAATTCTATGAAAACTTCTGGTGCTTCTGCTCAAATTGAACATGAAGCGTATTGGATGGAAGATAAACCAGAAAAAGTTAAGTATGTAATTCAAAAGTATTGTTTCTAATGAATATATTCGTTACATCTCCTTGGCCTGCGGAAAGTGCTGTCTGTCTCCCCGATAAACACATCGTCAAGATGCCGTTGGAATGCTGCCAAATGCTTTCCATTGTGGCATCTGAAAAATGGGGTCATGGTTATGGTCCTTTGTACAAGACTGATAACACTCCTTACAGAACTGAAAAAGGTGCGTTTCGTAATCATCCCTGTACCAAATGGGCAATGGATAGTATCCACAATGCCTATTGGTTGATCAAACATGGTCTTAACTTGTGCGATGAGTATGCTTTGCGCTATAATAAAACTCATTCCTGCTATAAGACACTAGTGGATGCCTTCTACTTGTTTCCAAAGGGAAAAATTACGGATGTGACTCCATTCGCACGGGCAATGCCTGACGAATATAAACTTGATATAAACATTGATACATTTACTGCCTATAAAATGTATATTGCATCAAAACCTTGGGTTTCATCTAATTATCTTCGTATTCCTGAAAGAAAACCTGATTGGGTCTAAATTATGAATAGTGATTTTATTCCAGAAGAAGACTATGCAAAAATTATAAAATTAGTACCTTTATTTTGTATTGATTTTTTGATTAAGTGCGGTAGTAAGTATCTCTTTATTAAAAGGGCGGAACAACCATTAAAGGATGTTTATTGGGTGATTGGTGGAAGATTGAGATTTAAAGAAACCATAGATCAATTTGCTCGTCGGGTGCAGACTAGAGAAATTGGTAGATATTTTGAAAATCGTAGATTAATCGCCTTTTCAAACTATTTTTTTCCAGATGTTCCTGACGCAAAAGCAACTCATACTCCTTCTCTACTTTATTTGGTGGAAGTTGATGAGATGTTTATACCCGAAATTGATGATACTCATCTAGACTATATCTGGACAGAAAATCTTCCACATGAATTGATTGAACAAACTGAATTTATTGAAAGGATATCATGAACAGTGATTTTATTTGGGTTGAAAAGTATCGTCCCAAAACTATTGAAGATTGTATTTTACCAGAAAGCACCAAGAAAACATTTCAGGACTTTCTAAATAAGGGTGAAATTCCAAATATGCTTCTTGCTGGTCCTCCTGGAATTGGAAAGACTACAGTTGCAAAAGCACTCTGTAATGAATTGGGAGTAGATGTTTATGTCATCAATGGATCCGACGAGGGTAGATTCCTCGATACTGTCCGAAACAATGCGAAAAACTTCGCTTCGACCGTTTCGCTTTCGTCAGATGCTAAACACAAAGTCGTCATCATTGACGAAGCAGATAACACGGGAAACGACGTACAACTCTTACTACGGGCGTTTATTGAGGAATTTGCTGGAAATTGCAGATTCATCTTCACCTGCAACTACAAGAACAAAATCCTTGAACCTCTCCACTCCAGATGTGCCGTCATCGATTTTGGGATCAAAGGAAAAGAAAAAACCAAGTTGGCAGGATCCTTCTTCAAGCGTCTACAAGACATCTTGGATGCGGAAGGTGTACGATACGATCCTAAAGTCCTTGCCGAACTGATTAACAAGCACTTCCCCGATTGGCGTAGGGTTCTTAATGAGTGTCAAAGATACTCTGTAAGTGGAAAGATTGATAGTGGAATTCTTGCAACGTTCTCTGATGTAAGTGTTAATGAACTGGTTAAAAGTCTCAAAGATAAGAACTTTACTGAAGTCCGAAAGTGGGTGGTCGGGAACCTGGATAACGACGCTTCTAGTTTACTTCGCAGGGTTTATGACGCCTGCTATGATTGCCTTTCACCCGCAACTATCCCCGCTGCCGTTCTTGTTATTGCTAAGTATCAATACCAATGTGCGTTCGTGGCTGACCAAGAAATTAACCTCCTAGCAGCACTTACTGAACTTATGGTGGAGTGTGAATTTAAATGAAAAACAAGAAACTCAAAGCATTGATACAAAAACCTTTAAGGTTTCACCATCAAGATATTCACGAAGAACTTGATGAACTGAAAAAGCAACATCAAGTCAAATCCAAGTGGTATTATATCTTCTGGGGCGTTTGTGCTGTTGCCGTTGTCTCTGGGCAACTTTATGTTGGAACTGGGTATCGTGAAATGGCACAGTCAGTTAAAGACGTTCAAATTTCTGTGAGGTGTATAAATGGGTCTGCTCAAAATTAATAAGGCATCTCTTTATGAGGTTCCTGTAAAAACAACTCCTGAAAATGTGAAGGAGGCAAATGAAGGTCTCTTTCGTGCTAAAATGACTGTTCCTGCTGCCGCAAAGCATTGTGGTATGACACAGAAAGAAATGAAACTCACTTTTAGAGAGTATTTGAAGTATCATCCTAAAGATTATGAAGTCTCTTAAAACTTGTTTAAGATATCCTGGCGGTAAGTCCCGTGCTTGTGAAAAGATGGGACCTTACTTTCCAGACCTTCGCAATTATGATGAGTTCCGCGAACCATTTCTTGGTGGTGGAAGTGTTGCAATTTATATCACCAAGAAGTATCCATACCTAGATATTTGGGTAAATGATTTATACGAACCTCTTGTAAATTTCTGGCAGCAACTCCAGATTTTTGGAATTGATCTTAAGGATAAACTGGTAGATCTTAAGACAACAAACAATACTCCAGAACTCGCAAAAGATCTCTTTCTTAAAGCAAAGGAGCAAATTAATGACCAAAGTTTGCCTAGCATTGATCGTGCTGTGGCTTTCTATATTGTCAATAAGTGCAGTTTCAGTGGTCTCACGGAGAGTTCATCATTTTCTCAACAAGCCTCCGTTTCCAACTTCAGTTTGCGAGGGATCGAAAAGTTGCCTGCGTATTCTAAACTGATTGAGAATTGGCGTATAACTAATTACTCGTATGATTATCTGATGGATGGAAACAAAGGTGCTTTTATGTATCTCGATCCTCCTTATGACATTAAGGATAATCTCTACGGGAATAAGGGATCAATGCACAAAAGATTTGATCACGATAAGTTTGCTGCTGATTGCGATGCTAACAATATGGATCAGTTGATTAGTTATAACTCCGATCAACTTGTAAAAGATCGGTTTAAGAACTGGAACGCTGCTGAGTTTGATTTGACTTACACGATGCGTTCTGTGGGTGAATATATGCGTGAACAAAAACAACGTAAAGAACTTTTGTTATCTAATTATACTGAAGGTCCAAAAATTCAGTTTAGTTTTGCTGGTTGCTACAAATACGATAAATTAAAAAAAGAAGGTTTAATTAATGACTGAATTGAAGGACTGGTTAAACTCGATTAATCAGACGAAGCAACACCTGATTGACGAAGATCCTTTACTTGAGAAGGAATATGCACCTTATATTATCAATCGCTGTCTGTCTGGGCACATTGATTGTATTATGTTTGCAAATGAAATGAATCGATATCATTTCCTCCCAAAGAAGATGCAATATGACTTCTTTATAAATAGTCTGAGGAAAAAGAAGAGATTTTCTCCCTGGCTCCGTCAAGATAAAATCAAAGACCTTGATTATGTCAAACGTTATTATGGATATAGTAATGAGAAGGCAAAACAATCTTTGAGGATTCTTACCAAAGAACAACTAACATTTATTAAATCGAAATTTGAAACTGGAGGAACAAAATGAGTGTCGTTCAAGAACCTGAAGTGAAGTGGACGCCCGACCAAATGGTGGAAGTGATCCTCAACGAACCTGATGATTTTCTTAAGGTTCGTGAGACTTTGACCCGAATCGGAGTTGCTTCAAGAAAGGAAAAGAAAATCTATCAGTCTTGCCATATTCTACACAAGCAAGGTAGGTATTATCTCGTTCACTTTAAGGAACTGTTTGCTCTGGATGGCAAACACGCAAACTTGACTGTGAATGATGTTCAGCGTCGCAATCGTATTGCCCAACTTCTTGCAGATTGGGGATTGATTGAGATTGTTGATCTTAAAAAGATTCAGGATATTGCTCCTCTGAATCAAATTAAAGTCCTTGCTTATAAGGATAAGGGAGACTGGATTCTGGAAACCAAGTATAATATTGGTGCTAAAAAGAAAAAAGTTGAGGATGTTGAGTGATGTCTTCGGGAAGTTTTGAATTTCGTTTTCGTCATCAAAATGAAGGTGCTGCTTGGCATAATAATCCTAATGCCAAGTTTGCCCTTCCTGATGAAGATGTAGAGATTAGATGTGATGATCCATATCTAAATGAAAATCAATTTCTAGAAATGGTTCGCAGATTTTTTATTGCTTGTGGGTATACCGAACAACAATGGAAGGATGCGCTAAAAGTTCACTTGAAAGAAGTAGAAACCGAATAAAAAATTACGGGGGTCTACACCCCCTTTTTTGTAAGAAGTATTATAATTAGATATGGATGCCGTAAGGATCCACAAAATACAAACTCGCTTTTAAAGGAGCTACCATAATGACTAACCTCATGCGCTATACTGCGTCGGATCTTCCTGCATTAATGGAAAGAATCACACGCAACAGTATTGGAATGGACGAATATTTTGATCGTCTATTTAATCTTCATGAAACAACTTCTAATTACCCACCTTATAATCTTGTTCAATTGAGTAATGTTGAATCAAGATTAGAAATTGCACTTGCTGGATTTAAAAAGGAGGAAGTACATGTATACACAGAGTATGGAAAACTTTTTGTCGAAGGGCAAAAGGAAGATCGGGAATCTGACACCAACTACGTCCATAAGGGACTGGCTCAACGATCTTTCAAGAGAGCGTGGACATTATCCGATGACACGGAAGTTCGGGAAGTCTTATTTGAGGATGGATTGCTAACTGTTAAACTTGGCAAGATCGTTCCGGAACATCACACGAGAAAGGACTATCTCTAAATAAAAGAAAAACTTAAATGAAGACTTTCACTCAGTTTTTAAATGAAATAAAAACCATCAAATATCCTATGGCAAAGGCACATACGGTTTATTTGAAAGGAAAATCTCAAAAAGTTCCTGCTGGTAAAGCGGTTCCATTTAATCCTGGTGGAGGTGGTCGTGGATGTGAGGAAGAATAAATAATTCCGAATATCGTCGGCGCGGGAAGCACCTGGCAAAATCCAGGTTGACTTCCCCCTTTTTTTGTCCTATAATGCATGGAGGATAAATTAAAAAATGTCAATTAAGTTAGCATTATTAAAATCTGGAGAAACAATCATTTCTGATGCCAAAGAATTGATTTCTGATGAAAAAGTTTGTGGGTATTTGTTTAGCAAACCTCATAAAATTGAAACCAGAAAAGCAATTTTATTGGTAGAAGATAGTGATAATACAAAAGGTGATCTAGAAGTATCTTTGTCTCCTTGGATTGTTTTGACAAGCGATGATCAAATTCCAGTTTCGCCAGATTGGGTTGTCACTATCGTGGAACCTATAAAAACTATTAAGGAAATGTATGAGGAGAAAGTAAATGGAGAAGACAATCAAGTGTCTTTTACTGAAAGTTGACAATGTAATCGTCACAGAAATTATTGAAATCGGATCAGAACTTGGAGAACCTGATTGTAAATTGATCAATCCTTTTAAAATCGATGCTGAGGGAAATTTAAAACCCTGGCCAGATATGACAGATCAAAGGGAAATGATGATTCACTCTGATAGTATTTTGACTATCGTTGATCCAAAAGAAGAGATTGTTCAAAAGTATCTTGAATTAACTGCATAATGCGATTTTATACAAACGTTCAAATGGTCGGGGATCACTTCTTGGTCCGTGGTTATGAAGATGGTAAACACTTTATGACCCGTGAGAAGTTTAACCCGACTCTTTTTGTCCCCTCTCAAAAGAAAACTAAATATCAAACTCTAAATGGTGAATATGTGGAGGCAATTCAACCAGGATCGGTTCGTGATTGTCGGGAATTTATTAAAAAGTATGAAAACGTAGAAAATTTTAAGATCTATGGAAATAGTCAATACATCTATCAGTATATTTCTGAAATGTATCCAGAGGATGAATTAAAATTTGATATTAGTAAAGTTAAAGTCACAACTTTGGATATTGAGGTTGCGTCAGAGAATGGATTCCCTGATGTAGAGTCTGCTGCTGAAGAAGTTCTTCTGATTACGATTCAAGACTATTCATCTAAACAGATTCGTACTTGGGGTATGGGTCCGTTCAATAACCAACAGAAGAATGTAATCTATCGTTCATTCGATAATGAGCGTGATCTTCTTATGGATTTCATTAATTGGTGGATGGTTGAGGATAATACACCAGAGGTTGTGACTGGTTGGAATACTGAACTGTACGATATCCCATATTTGATTCGCCGTCTTGATCGCGTTCTTGGTGAAAAACTTATGAAGCGCATGTCTCCTTGGGGTCTTGTGACCGAAAGTGAGATTTATATTGCTGGTCGTAAGCATATTTCATATGATGTTGGCGGTATCAGTCAACTTGACTATTTGAATCTTTATAAGAAGTTTACTTATAAGGCACAGGAATCTTATCGTCTTGACTATATCGCAAGTGTAGAACTTGGGCAGAAGAAACTCGACCACTCAGAGTTTGATACTTTTAAAGACTTTTATACTAAGGGTTGGCAGAAGTTTGTAGAATACAACATCATTGACGTAGAACTTGTTGACCGTATGGAAGACAAGATGAAACTGATTGAACTTGCTTTGACGATGGCATATGATGCCAAAGCAAACTATACGGATGTTTTTTCACAAGTACGAATGTGGGATACCATCATCTATAACTATCTGAAAAAGAGGAACATTGTGATTCCTCCCAAAGAACGTTCTGATAAAGATTCCAAGTATGCTGGTGCTTATGTTAAGGAACCTATTCCTGGAAAGTATGACTGGGTTGTGTCTTTTGACCTCAACTCGCTATACCCTCACCTCATTATGCAATACAACATCTCGCCAGAAACTCTTCTGGAAGAGAGACATCCAAATGTAACTGTCGATAAGATTCTGAATCAGGAAATTACATTCGAGTTGTATAAGGACAAAGCAGTTTGTGCTAACGGAGCAATGTTCCGCAAGGATGTTCGTGGATTTCTTCCAGAACTGATGGAAAAGATTTACAAAGATCGCACCATTTACAAAAAGAAGATGCTTGCTGCCAAACAAGAATATGAAAAGAAAAAGACGAAAGACTTGGAAAAAGAGATTGCTCGGTGCAACAACATCCAAATGGCGAGGAAGATTCAACTTAACTCTGCTTATGGTGCTATCGGCAATCAGTATTTCCGTTATTACAAACTAGCAAACGCTGAGGCAATCACCTTGTCTGGTCAGGTTTCTATCCGCTGGATTGAGAACAAGATGAATGCCTATCTCAATAAGATTCTAAAAACAGACGGAGTGGATTATGTTATTGCTTCAGATACTGACTCTATCTATCTTAATATGGGTCCTCTGGTTGAAAGTGTATACAAGGGAAGAGAGAAAACTACTCAAAGCGTTGTTTCGTTCCTTGATAAGGTCTGTCAGGTGGAATTTGAAAAGTATATTGAAAGTTGCTACCAAGAACTGGCTGAGTATGTAAATGCTTATGATCAGAAGATGCAGATGAAGCGTGAGAACATTGCTGAACGTGGAATCTGGACTGCCAAGAAACGATACATTCTGAATGTCTGGGACAGTGAGGGTGTTCGTTATGAAGAACCCAAACTCAAAATGATGGGCATTGAGGCAGTTAAGTCTTCCACTCCTGCACCTTGTCGTAAAATGATTAAGGATGGACTCAAATTAATGATGAGTGGCACTGAAGAAGATGTAATCAACTTCATTGATAAGTGTCGTGAAGAGTTTAAATCTTTACCTCCAGAAGAAATTGCTTTTCCAAGAACTGCTTCTGATGTTCGTAAATATCATTCTTCTTCGACAATATATGCACAAAAGACTCCCATTCATATTCGCGGAGCACTTCTTTTCAATCATCATATAAAAGAGAAAAAACTGACAAATAAGTATTCACTCATTGCAAACGGTGAGAAGATTAAGTTTGTCTATCTTAAAAAACCAAATATCATTCAGGAGAATATTATCTCCTTTATTCAAGACTTTCCTAAAGAACTTGGTCTTGACAAATATATTGACTATGAACTACAATTTGAAAAGAGTTTTGTAGAACCACTGAAATCCATCCTTGATTCTATTGGATGGAACGTGGAAAAAACCGTAAACCTTGAACTATTTTTTGCTTAATGGACTTGCCTATTAATGATAACGAACTGGATACGATTGTAAAGGCACTTGGTTTTGGTGGAGATGCCGCTTTGTATCATAAACTGAAACTAGTTAAAGAACTTAAAGAACAAGGTTTACCTTATAAAAAAATACTTCGTGAAGAATACGGGATGGTGTGCTGATGGATTTTCTTAAAGAAATTGTAAAAGAAGTTGGTGGTGAGTATACGAAACTCGCTTCTGACATTGATGAGACTGAGACTTATGTTGACACAGGTTCGTACATTTTTAACGCACTGGTTTCAGGTAGCATATTTGGTGGTGTATCTGGCAATAAGATTACTGCTATTGCTGGAGAGTCTAGTACTGGAAAGACTTTCTTTTCTCTCGCTGTGGTTAAGAATTTCCTTGATAATAATCCCGATGGTTATTGTCTCTACTTTGATACTGAAGCTGCTATCACTAAATCCCTCTTGGAATCACGCGGCATTGACACATCACGCCTTGTCGTGGTTAATGTTGTCACAGTAGAAGAGTTTCGTGGAAAGGCACTCAAAGCGGTAGACCTATATTTAAAAAAACCTGAAGGAGAACGCAAACCTTGTATGTTTGTATTAGACTCTTTGGGTATGCTCTCAACTGAGAAAGAGATTACTGATGCACTGAATGATAAGCAGGTTCGTGACATGACCAAATCACAACTTGTCAAAGGTGCTTTCCGTATGCTTACTCTCAAGTTGGGTCAGGCAAACATTCCAATGATTGTAACCAACCATACTTACGATGTCATCGGTGCTTATGTTCCTACTAAGGAGATGGGTGGTGGTAGTGGTCTTAAGTATGCCGCTTCTACTATCATATATCTCTCAAAGAAAAAAGAAAAAGATGGAACAGAAGTCGTTGGAAATATTATCAAGGCAAAGACTGCTAAGTCGCGTTTAAGTAAGGAGAACCAAGACGTTGAAGTCCGTTTATTTTATGATGAGCGCGGTCTTGATCGCTATTATGGTCTTCTGGAACTCGGGGAACTCGGCGGACTCTGGAAGAATGTTGCGGGGCGTTATGAAATGGATGGTAAGAAAATTTACGCCAAACAGATTTTGGCAAATCCAGAAGAATACTTTACCGAAGAAGTAATGCAGAAACTGGATGTGATTGCTAAAGGCGAATTCTCTTATGGATGAACTTCAAGATTTTATTCATATCTACGAAAATGCTCTTGAACCTGATATATGTAATTTTTTAATTGGTTTATTTGATCAGGTTCCTGATAAACACGAGCGCCTTGATAACGAAGGAAAACCTAACTTTACTCAGTTTAATATTACAGAAAATCGTGAATTAACCCCAGAAGTTAGTCAGGTTCATAATCATATCATCAAAAAGATTTTTGAATATCGTGATAAGTATTATGAGTTTGTAGATAAGCGTGTATTTCCAGAAGATCACGCTTTAGAACAATTTCGTATTAAAAAATACGAACCAAACGGTGTTGATCAGTTTGATACGCACGTAGATGTGGTAGACTATGGGACCGCCCGTAGATTTTTATCTTTTATGTGGTATTTGAATGATGTTGAAAGTGGTGGTCAAACTATTTTCAAAGATGTTCAAATTCAACCAAAACAGGGAACTTTAATTATGTTTCCTCCGCTTTGGATGTTCCCTCATAAGGGAGAACCTCCTATTAGTGGTCCAAAGTATATTATGAGTGCCTATTTGCATTACAAATAATGGAAAGAATTGAAACTACTATTTTAAGGAACCTTGTATTTAATGAAGATTACTCACGAAAAGTTATACCTTTCATACAACCAGATTATTTTGAGCAAAAGGCGGAGAAGGTCATTTTTGATGAGATTGTTCAATTCATTGTTAAGTACGGTTCAGCAATCACCATTGAAGCACTCAATATTGAGGTAGAGAATCGCACTGATCTTAATGAAACTGAAGTCAAAGAGATCCGAGAAATCAATTCTTCTCTGAATGATGCTGCTGTCGAAAAGCAGTGGTTGCTTGATACAACTGAAAAGTGGTGCCGTGATCGTGCCATTTACTTGGCACTTATGGAGTCAATTCATATTGCTGACGGAAATAATGATAAGAAAAATCGTGATGCGATTCCAAGCATTCTCTCTGATGCCCTAGCAGTATCGTTTGATAATAATATCGGACACGATTATCTTCAGAATTATGAGGAACGTTATGAATTTTATCACCGCAAAGAAGATAAGATCGAATTTGATCTGGAATATTTCAACAAAATCACAAAAGGTGGTCTTCCTAATAAGACTCTCAATATTGCTCTCGCTGGTACGGGGGTCGGGAAATCCCTCTTTATGTGCCACGTTGCTAGTGCCGCGTTGCTACAGGGCAGGAACGTACTCTACATCACTCTTGAGATGGCGGAAGAGCGAATTGCAGAAAGAATTGACGCAAACCTTCTCAATGTCCCGATTCAGCAATTGGTTGATCTCCCACGCCAGATGTTTGAGAACAAAGTCACAAACATCTCAAAGAAAACACAAGGAACTCTTATAATTAAGGAGTATCCAACTGCTTCTGCTCATAGTGGACACTTTAAGGCACTGCTTAATGAGTTGGCACTTAAGAAATCATTCAGACCTGATATTATTTTTATTGATTACCTTAATATATGTGCTTCCAGTAGGTATAAGTCGAATCTTTCTGTCAATTCATATTCATATATTAAAGCGATTGCTGAAGAACTTCGCGGTTTGGCAGTGGAATTCAATGTTCCCATTGTCTCTGCTACCCAGACTACCCGCAGTGGTTATGGGAACTCTGATGTTGAACTTACTGATACTAGGGAGTCCTTTGGTCTCCCTGCTACTGCTGATCTTATGTTTGCCCTTATTAGCACTGAAGAGTTGGAGGGACTTGGGCAGATTATGGTGAAGCAATTGAAGAACCGATACAATGACCCCACTATCTACAAGCGTTTCATTGTAGGTATTGACCGTGCTAAAATGAGACTGTACGATTGTGAACAGTCAGCACAAAAAGATATACTTGACTCTGGAAACGAAGACGAGTATAATGACTACGAAGACAAGAAACCTAAAAAATCGTTTGAAGGATTTAAATTTTAATGGAAACCGCTAAACACGTTAATTTTGATAAGTATGCTGAGTTTGTAGATGCTGTAACTTCTGACGCATCGAAGGACTTTCTTGCCCTCTCCGATCGTCTGGTTGAACTGGATGAAAAAGGTGCTAATATTGAGCGACTCCTGACTGCTGCTGTTGGTATCAATGCCGAAGGTGGTGAGTTTATGGAAATCGTCAAAAAGATGGTGTTTCAAGGCAAACCTTATAACGAGGACAACCGCGAGCACCTGATTATCGAACTGGGTGATATTATGTGGTATGTTGCCCAGGCTTGTATGGCACTGGATACGACACTTGATGATGTAGTTGCTCGTAATGTTCAAAAACTTCTCAAGCGTTATCCTGAAGGTGCTTTTGATGTTTATTTCTCTGAAAACCGTGCTGCTGACGACCGATGACTAAAGATAAAAAAGTAACAATTAAAATTC